CCGAAACGCCGAGACGCTTGTTAGGCGGTCCCAGCGCAATGTCGGGCAATTTCGGTTGCCCGTGCATGCGCTTTCATGAACCTTTCATCCATAGGAGGACTAGGGCTACATTCCAGCACAGCCCAGTGCATTTTCAGCACGGTAGACGCGTTCCGGGGTAACAACCCCCGTCGTCCGTCGCCGTTGCCTAGTGTTGCACAAGCCAGCTGAGTAGGCTCATCGAATCTATGCCATGGTATCCAAGCCTTTTCAAGGGGCTCGGGGATTATGGTGAGAATATCGATATGAGCACTCTCTTCACGAACGATCCAAGATCCACGATTTGGGTCGTAGACGACATTGTCACCGAACCGAGCAGGACCGCGACACTTAGCCACCCCTTTAGGGAGAAGGCTAAGGACGTAGAACCAAACTCGATTGAGACTCTTACCTGTAAGGGCTTCAAGTCTTTCGGAGCAATGCCGGATTCCGTTGGCAAAGGCGACGATTTCTCCAAGCTCAAGATTTTGACTCTTTTCAGGGTAGAACGGGCGGACATTGGCTCCATTAAAGAAGTCACCGCCACAACTTTCCCGAAATTTGTCTGATCCTTTAAAGCTCTTCGCGGTATTTAAATCGAAACCGCAAAAGTTAAGGAGAGATTTCACATCTGAGAAAAGCTCGTCGCGGACAATGATGTCATCGCCGTAGACGAACACATCGAAACCTAACTCGCCCCAGTAACCAGCTTGTCGGGTGACATAGCAGGCTATGGCGGCAAAGATGATAGTTTCGAGCTCAAATGTAAAGCCGTTACCCATCGAGGAAAACTTCTCGAGTAGGTACACACGATCCACATTGTCCTCACGGACAGTTACGTAGTGTGTTCGGATAGCATCGAGTTCACGATACCATCTTTCAGGCAGCAAGACCTCAACCAGGGTCTTTGCTATCGTGTCGCTAGCTGAAGACAGGTCGAGCGTACAAAAAGCTCGATCCACAGAGGCAGTACGGGCAACTTCGCCGTGTACTGCTTGCGCCTTCGCTATATCCCACCCTAGCCCTTTCATCAGGTTACCCTGAGCTAGAGTTAGCCCAGTGTTCGCTCTGAGCAGACGTTTTAAGGTCCGCCCGTAGCCTAACTGAACCCAGATATTCCAAGAGGGTTGGAACTCAGCCCCACGCTCTATTAGAGCGGTTTTCGGGACTGTAAAAAATTCGCCCCCACGGACGATTGAAGGTGTCTTATCCGCATCGACCATATTGTGGTGCCAGAGGGTACCAATGATATGGCGAAACCCGAAAGTTTCATATTGATGCGTAGTTGTTGGGACATTGGAAATCTTGTGGGCAATAGTCGACTGCCACCCACGGTCAGACAAGGTAGCTCCGGGCGAGAAGCCACCCTCGATTGCTCGAGGAGGACTCTCACCAATCCAGGACTTTATAATTTTCCGAATGCCGTCGAGATGACGAGCAATCGCAGCTGAGGCAGGGTCGTGTTGAACGAAACCCCGCTTAAACTGATAAAGTCTCTGATTGGCCCTATAGCACTGATGTTCGGCCGCTTTCCATTTCGCAATGGTGGCAGCTGTCTTATCAACACTAATCGGGAGATCAACCAACTTCTTAAACATGGCAGAGGCTGCCACGTCTTCAAAGTAGGCTGAACCAGACGGATAACTACAGGGATCGCAGGTATTCCTAGCGACCCCATCCCAGTCCTTCGCTTTGATCTGTTCAAGGATCTTGGCGGACATGGGACTTTCTAGCGAGCGATGCAATGCATCGGCTAGAACGGTCAAATCAATTGACCGCGTCTGAGTACCAAGCCATGGAGCATATGAGCTCTGATACATCTATTTCTCCTTCACGCACAAGGTAGGTGATTAGCCTACCTGCAGACCTTAACGGTCAGACGTATGCGGTTTGGTCGGCGAGACCGGCCTTAATGTGGGCCGAACCCATGAGGTTCGAGAACTGGGCGGACGCCTCTTGAATGAACGTGGACGGGATGCCTTGCGGCACCGTCAGCGTACCATTCTTAAAGGTCACAGCCTTGTCGCTCACGACGACTTGCGACGTCGTGGTATCCGTGTAGAAATACGGATACACGTAGACCAGGTCAACGCGGCGCACGCCCTTCGCACTCTCCACGACACGATGCATGAGCATCGGCCGGGCGAGGGGAGGGTTGGTGTTACCGGTGTCCTGGCGCCACTTGGCCCAGGTGCCGTCGCCAGCCGACTGCGTGAGGATACCATAGATGATATCCGTGGTGCCGTCGAACTTCTTGACGGTGATAGCTGCCATTGTGGGCATCAGGTTTCCTTGCGTAACAATTGGTACAAGAGCGCCATGTAAGACGCCGCTTCAGAGAAGCTACCAATCGAAGGGGTTCTGAAGGTAAAAGACGGACCCAGAAGTCCGCTAACCCGCGACTTAACGTGCGATTTCCCCTTGACGGTGTATGTCTCGTAGATGTACGTAGCCCCCGCTGGGGGGGCACGCCATTCTACTGACTTCTCGTCATGAGTAATCTCGAAACGTCGAGCCGTCCACGTATCAGATAACGTGAATCCGAAAGTATCAGCGAGTGAACCAATCATTTGCCCGATATTGAGGTATTTATCCACAACAAAGGAGAATGGCGTCACCTGGTAGAGGATCTGGGGTATATTGATTAACCCCAGACGATTCGCCAAGGCGACATTACTGTTACTGATACTGACCTTTGCACCTGTACTAGAGCGGTACTTCATGTACCAATCGGCGTACTGCTCTTTTCTCCAATAGTAGGGAGGCGTTGCAGCCTCAAAACCACTGGTGTTAGAGTAGAACGCGCGATGCTTAGCTTCGTACAGGTGTGAGGCCCGGACGTAGATGGGTACGATGGGATCAACGAGGGTTTCAAGCCCGTTGTAGATATCCTCGACCATCGGTCTCCAACCCCATGAGTACTCGAGGTAGAGATTTGAGGTAACGGCGAAAGGGTCTCGCCACTCGGGAGGTTTGTTAGGCCTCTTCTGTGGTCCAACCGGATGCCAATCCCTCAGTGCGATATGCCAAGCTTTACCGAGGTCACGCTTGACTAAAGCACGGGAGAAGTCGAACAGCTGCTTGGTCCGGTTAAGGATCATTTTTCTAGCAGACTGTTGCTCACCTAGGGTGACACCGAGCGACGCGTTTTGTGCGCGCAGCTTACCGATGAACTTCGCGTAAGTCGTGTTATCTGTCGCGGCGTGGACGTTATTAGTCCACATCCAGTCCGTCATCTGACCGGAGTTGAACAAGATAAACTTGTTCTTCGACAGTACCATCTTACTAGCCCTATCATCAAAAGATAACAGGAGGTTATACGGCTTTTTCTGACGATACGACGCCTTTCGGGTGTACGTCGGAGAAAGTCGATCTCCTGTAACAGTTATGAAGGGTCCAGTAATTGGTAACACGGTGTTTCCTTTCTGAAGGGAATTAAGGGGGTGGTGGGCTAAGAACCACAGTCCGAGACGGACTTTTAAGCAATTATCCCCAACTATGGAGGTCGATAAAGTCTTCGACTTCTAAGGGTCATGAACCCTGATGCCACGCATGTACGTGTGTTTGAAGCTGAAAGCTTTCAAGCGCAGCTAAGATACCAGTACTGGCATCGAATCTTGCGATCAACGAAGGAGGCCCGCGAGGG